TTACATTTCTATGTACAAATGCTTCTAGCTTCCACTCAGTTGGTAAAAATATACTTTGCGTACTCCAACTCATGTTTATTACAGTTGGTCTTCCATTTGTCTTTGCATTGTGCCAACCTAACATAAGATCAAAAGCATCTGGAATATCAAACCCATCAGTGATACCATTACCACCTAGATTTAGTTTCATGCTAAACACATGTGCTTCAGAAGCCCATCCATATGTTTTACCAACGGCAGTGGCCGCTACATGTGTTCCATGTCCGTTTGTATCTGTATAGAAGTTTGCGGGTTGAGATAGACCAGTAAGTCCAGATGCTGTAGGCCAATCAATTTGTTGTACTCTACTAACACCATTCTTATCTTCGAACTCTGGGTGGTCTACTTGAATACCAGTGTCCATAATTACTACATCAACGCCAGTGCCGTCTAAGACATAATCATATTGGTTATCGTTTTGTGATAGATCGCCTGCACCATTAAACGGATTAGCAACTTTGTTTGATCTAACTAGACCCCAATTAGAAGATGTATTAACTACGTTAACTTTTTTTTCGTAATTAAATTCACGAATAGAATCAACCGAAATTGTTCTCATCGGATCATCTTTTAATGTTACACCATAAACTCTTTCGTCTTTCGACAACCAATCAACTTCTTCGCCTGTTAGCATATAATTGAATTGACGCTTTGAATTAGTTCTTTGATTCGCAACAGAAACTTCTCTAGTTGGTATTACGCCACCACCAGTTTCTTCGATCATCTCTAGGTGAAATTGTTCTACATCAACATTTCTGTGTAGAGCTACGATGTATTCTTGTTCCATTTACTTATCCTTAAGACGAAATATTTGCTCCAAGAGAAATAACTTTCCAGTTAGAGCCATCACTAATAGCAACACAAGGGCTACCGCTATTACCATCAGAAACGTAAATCATATCGCCAGCAACACCAGCAACTACATTTGCCTCTACAGTCGTGTATGAGTTAAGTCGTATAGGGGACGAATTAATCACAACTGCATTTGTTGCATCAAGGACAATATTAGTACTAGAGTTAATTGTAGGTGTGCCAACACCACTAGATGTAAAGTTCGTAGCAGTTATAGTGCCAGTAACATTTGCGCTAGTATTTACTGTAAGATTATCAGTGATAACCGAAGAAGCGGTTAATGTATTACTTGACATAGTAATATCAGCAGATACTGTGTTATTAGAATCTAATCTAATAAAAGAGCTATCTAAGTCAATGCTATCAAGGAATGTAACATGACCAAATGCGTCCACGCTAATATCTTGAATAACAGTACGACCAGTGCCAGTAACACTAAGTTGATTAGACGTATCTGCATGAGAAAGAACATCAGTTACACTTAAAGCAAGACCAGTTCCAGTAGTAAAGTTTACTCCACCACCTCCACCACCATTGTCTTCAATGTCAGTTACACGTGTGTTTAGATCGCTAAAATTGCCATCCAATTCTAACGTTGTTAAAGGAGCCCCTTTGGTGCTTCTTAATGTGATTGCCATCTTAATCCCCTGTGACTAGTCGTTTCTTGTATTTATATTAACCTATAATAACGGTCGTTGAGCCTGATGCAGTGTGACCACAAGAAGCACTATCGCCCGCTTGTACGACAGCTTTACCTTCAACAATGAAAGTACTTTGTGATGCACTTATAGTTGGTGGAGCAGGACCATGAGGCGGATCACCATGAGGCGCAACTGAATCACCATTCAACACCACTTTTTGACCATCGAATTTAGTTGAGGATGAACTAGCGATTAAATCACCACCTGCTGTATCTAAGTCATAACTAGCTGCCGCCATCTTTAACTTCCTTTATGATTACTTTCTCTGGCTCAATCAACCACTCTAGTATAGTTTCTTCTACCCAACCCATTTGGTTTAGCATCTCTGTTGGGAGTTCTATTGCTAGTTCACCATCTTCTGTTTCGATTACATGGCTTGTGTACGATTTCATAACCCTAGTTTATCCCTTGCTATAATGTATGACTTGACCAATTTACTTCTTACGATATCTTCTATCTGGAACTCTACGAATTTAAATGCATTCATTGAAGCAATAACTTTTAAGAAGTCTTTCAACCCTGATTCCTCATTGTATCGTTCACTAGTCAAATCATCTTGCTTTACGTCTCCGCAGAAAATAATTTTACTATTTTCACCAACTCTAGTCATGATGGTATGCAATTCACCATCACTCATATTTTGAACTTCGTCTACAACAATAATACAATCATCTAAAGTAACACCACGTAAAAAAGAAGTAGACCTAAACTCTAGCAAACCTTTTTGCTTTAGTATTTCATATGAGTCAACTCTATTGAATATCTTAGTCGAAATCTCATGATAAGGTTCTTCGTATACTGCTTCTTTTTGTCTCTGACTTCCTGGTAGAAATCCTTGGTTTCTAGTTGGAACAGTAGACCTGATTATATAAACCTTTTTATAACTTGGGCTTTGTTGAGTGACTTCTTTTAAAGCGAAGAATAGGGCTAAGAACGTTTTACCAGTACCAGCAATTCCATGTAGCATTAAGTTGTATCCGTTTTTCCAAGATTCAAATGCTACTCTTTGATTGTCCGTCATTGGTTTGATTGAGTGATCAACACCAAAGTTTACTGTTAGTACGTTATTCTCTCCTAAAATTCCTTGTTGCTTCAAAATCCTACGCTGCTTCTTCGTCAGCCTTTTTTGGTTGGCAGGCATTTATTTCCCTTCATATAATTATTATCTAGTTTTAATTGTTGATTCGGTAAAGCCTTTTGAATTTCCTTTTTTGATATGTTTAAGTAATGAATTAAAGCCATCGTCTGTTTTTCGAATACCCATTCGCATTGAGTCACCAAAAGCTGGACCCTTAGTTAAGAACTGTTGTAGATGCGGATTCTCTTTTTTGAACTCATCTAGTTCAGACATCTTCATCAATAGTTCTGTTTCTTCACCGGTCTCGGTATTTCGAAAGTTATAAGTCGGCATTATATTCTCCTATATATTATAAAAAAGGCGACCCAATGGATCGCCCTCTGATACCATCACAATGGTATTTATACAAGTAGTTCGTAGATTTCTTTCCAAGAACTTACTTTGGTTACATCTTCATGCTCAAAGTCATCGTTGTGACTATGTGTCATGAGAATAGAGTTAAGGTTATTCTTTAGCCCTTCGATAGCGTTCTCGGGCTTATCTTCTACCCAGACACAATCTGTGCCATAGTATTCGCTAAGAACTTCATCTTTATCTTCACCAGTGTCAAGATACACATACTTCTCAAAAGCAGTTTCACCGAACAACTCCCGAAGGTTCTTAGTCCGAAGATGTTGAGCATATTGATCTTTGCTCAAGCTAGTGATTGCATGAAAGATGAACCCATGTTCTTCATGAAGCTTCTTAACATATTTGATAGCATCCCGAAGAGGGGGTAGCTTACGAATAGCGGCACTCTCGTTAAACATACGAATCAACCGTTTGATTTCATGTTTATCCATATCATAGGCAACTGCCATATCGTAAACATCGTTGTTTACTTTTACGTAGTCGTGACGCCACATCCAAGAATGGAAAGCATACTCCCAATCTAGGAGTACGCCGTCACAATCTGTTAGTATCACTTTATTTTTCATCATATATAAATCTTTCTCTTAAGTTCATTATTAATATAGTATGATTCGCAGAGAAAGTCAAGGGCTAAGTGAAAAAACTATTCTTTGTTTTGGCTTTTTGTTTACGAGCCTTTTGAATAGCTTTCTTTTTTGTATCGTAACGTTTACCGTCACGCTTCTTAAAAGTTGTGTCTTTTGAAGGATCACTCCAATCATCTTCTTCATACCAATCTTTAAAAGACTTACGATTTTTAGACATTGTTAACTCTCTACTTTGCCTCTGATGATATTACCAAATGCTGTATTGATAACAGCTTTTGTTAAACCTTTCATTGGTTTCTGCGCAATAACTTTACATAGAAGAATTGCATCATGCTTATCAATCGACTCAAGCATCTGAATGAATAGTTGCTCACGTCTAACTCTAGTGATATTCATTTCTGAACCTGCTAGAAAGTACTTCATCTTTCGAAGTTCTTTGTATAACATACCTTGAGAGTCTGGATACTCCGAAGGTTGATATGGCGGTGCGGTGTCAGGTAAGTCAAACTGAAACCGCTCTTTGTCGTACATAAGTACTAAAAGATTTTTTAAAGAATGGGAATCATGTGCCTGAAGCCATTCTATTTTTTCAGATTTCGTTTTTAACGCACATGCTTTATTCACGATTTCTGATAATGATAACGTTATACCCAATTTAAAACTCCGATATTACTTCCATAAGATTTTTTAGTTTATTCTTAATGAAGTAGTTAAACAACTGAGAGCGATCTTTTTCATTTACATCTAACCACTTATCCATAATCTGCTCTTTAATGTTTGCAGGTATTTCTGTTAGATCGATCAATGATTTATTACGCATATAGTTACGCTTAACTTCTTCTTGCATATTATTTATGTTGTCCCATTCCGCAAGCCTTTTCTTTGTAACTGGTCGTTGACGTTCACCAACAACAAGACAATTATCAGCCGAAAGAATATTCGGTACACCATCACCAGAGTCGCCTTTGATGATATGCTCATACAAAAACTTTTCGGGAGACGAGTGTTTAATCCAACGCTTACGTGTAGGATCATATTGCTTCACGTTAGCATATGTGTGAAGTTGAATATAATCTTTATCACCAGACAAAATCAAAATCTGTTCAGACCCATTGTTTAGCAAAGTACCTTCATTGTGAACAATAGTGCCAATGATATCATCTGCTTCGGCTGTATCAATCTGAATAACTTTGTATGGGAAGAATGTTTTCAACTCTTCTCGTATTGTATTAAGAGCATTAAAGATCGCAGACCAATCTAACTCAGACTCATCACGGCTCTTCTTTCGATTTGCTTTGTAATACGGAAACGATTTGCGTCTCCAATAATTCTTATCATCACAAGCAATCACTAGTTCACCAAACTCTTGGTTAAACTTTTTGCGGTTAGCTCTTAACGTATTCAGTATCATATGCCTAAGCATAAACACATCTATTTGTGCGTTCTTATGATTTCCAATCTGCATCATCATATTAGAAATCATGACCTGATTCAAATCAACTAGAATCATAATTTACTCCTTATCTATCCATAATGTATATATTGTACAGATGTTAGATCGGTTTGTCAAGGGCTAATTCGTCTTTATTCGTCTTCTTCTGCCAGTAGACTGTACTTAAAATCTTCTTCATCTTCGAAGTCAAACATTTTTTCAGATACTTCGTGCAAAGGATATCTTTTACTAGCTGAACGAAACGCAAGTGCCCTAACCGATTCGATTACCATCATCAAGTCGTGGGCTCTAGCATTATCTGTAACATTGTAACCAAACTCTTCTAGCATCATAGAGATATCAATCGCTGCTGTTGTCGAAATGATATTGATAGAGTCTTCTAACGTATCATTGTCGAGAACAATCTCTTCGAACTTCTGTTCTTCTCTCTTGACCCTATAACTATTCAAGTCTATTATCTCACTCATTTAAACACCTTTAGTATAATGGTGTCTGCATTTATTCTGCCATTCGAATTACGACCCTTGGTCTTCATAGAGTTGTACTCCTTATTCATCTTAGCCTTGGTCGTTTTAGCAGTCGTAGCTATAAACTCTTCTGGCTTACGGAGTTTCTTCTTCTCACACTTACCTTCATCTATATTGATGATAGTAGTCCCTTTGACTCCCAAACCAACTGTAGCAGTTGATTCGATACGTGTTAGGTTTCGAGTCTTGACATTGAATAGCCAGACCATCGATGCCCCAATAATATTATCGGGTGTCATACTTGTGACTTGATACTCTGAGCTGTGAGCCATGTACTTGACTT